GACAAGAATCCAAAGAAGAAATTGCGGATTGCTGTATGTGCGAGCATGGAGGACGAGGGCACAAGGCATGATCGAGTGTTGAGTAAACGTATCGTTGCTCAGGGCAAGAATGAAATTGCCAAGATTAACAAATGGATGCGGTTATACACCTCTTTCGGTCCTGAGTCTGCTCTACAAGCCGGGTGGCTGATGGCTGTGATGAAAGGAGCGCAAGCTTCTGCCCCTATTTTTGTTAATGGTGGGTGCATCGAGTTTGTCAAGTCCCCTAGCCTGTCTTCTATGAAACACACATTCGGAGAGATCATTCAACCAAGTGGTCGCTTTCATGCAGCAGTGTTTAGTGACGATTCAACTCTTGGGATAACATTTAAGAATAAGGTTAGGTGGTATAATTTGGACATCAGCAGCTGTGATGCGTCTCACGAACACGAGATGTTTCTTGCATGGATGGACAGTTTTCCCGCCTGTTTGAAGGAGGAGGTTAAGGATCTTTGTGATCAATCGCTTCTACCGCTGGATTTATATTCGGTGGATTTAAAACATAAAATCACATTGGCCGCTTTGGGTTATTTTCTCGGTTCTGGTCATTTGTCCACAACTTCTATAAACACATTTGTTGTGTTTCTCATCATCTGGTGGATCACCAGTCATGAGATATCGTCGGAAGATGATATTAAGAAGTATGCAAACCAGTCCGGGTATATTCTCACTGTGGAGCCATGCGTAAAGATTCAAGACATTCAATTTCTTAAGCACTCGCCATGTATTGACATTGACGGTGAAGTGCAGCCTGTATTGAACCCCGGAGTCTTATTGAGAGGAGCAGGAACATGTAATTACGATTTTCCAGGTTCTGGACTTCTTAAGTACCGTGTTTTGGCGTTTAACGCAGCTAGAATTCAAAGCACATACCCTTTCGTTGACACTGAGCTGTTGCATAACATGAAGGGTGTTGCAGGGAATACTAGCATCAAAGCATGGGCTGAGATCGAAAGACAACTGATCGGAACAAAGATTGAGCAAGACACAAAAGTTATGCTCCGCTTCGACACACATGAGTTCCTTGCTCGTTATGATTTGACACCTTATCAAGAAGATCAAGTTGTTCAAGAATTCGGAAGGCTTGAGTTTGGTTGGCAAATCCGC